GTTTTTTTGTTTTTTGTTTTTTTGTTCTTATATTTTTTTAAATATTTTTTAACTTGTCTTTCTTTTTTTCGTCGTCTTGTTTTTTTACCTCCTGTTGACAAAAATTGTTTTGTGTATTGAGTTAAATCACGATTGCCTAAAAATTTGTCTTTTGGGTTTGTTGTGCTTGGTTCTTGTTCTACTTTTTTATGTATATTCTCAAGCGTATTTGATTCCATTAATGATTGTTTTTTTTGTAAAGAATTTAAAAAATCATATAATGGTTTTAATTCATCCGTTGTTAATTCTTCATTGGATGAAACAGAATTATCACCTTGATTAATTGTTTTTTTAATATAATAAGACGAGTTCATAATATTACAATTGGCAACAAATGTATTTGGTTTATATAATCTTTTTATAGAATTTTTAACAATAGTTATTTGTGTCAAATCATGTTGTTTAAGCATATTATTAATAAAATTTAATGATTCTGAATTGTTATTTATAATTTGGTTTATAGGATTTATTGTTGAGCATATCCTTAATGGTGTAGATTCAAATTCATACCCTTCATCATCATATTCTTTTCCGGTTGATTCGCAAGGAATTGAACAACTTAACGATGTTACAATTTTTTTGTTATCATTATCATTAAACGTAATCATTAAATCACAAAATTGTAACATTTTAAAATCATCTGGATGAACATCCAATTTAGTAATATCTGTATCAGGCAAAATTTGTAATTCTTCAAAATCGGCAGATTCCTTTGTATATAATCTTAAATAAAATTTATTTAATCCATCATTAGTCTTAACAAATTGTGATATAAACCAATCATTTTCCCACATATAATATTAACAATATTATTATTATTTATGTAATAATTAATAATTAATTAATTAAAATATTAATTGGAAATTTAATGATTTATAAAAATTTCTATAATAAATATAAGATGTCACAACAAATTAATTTAGAAGAAGAAAAAAAAGACATTGAGGATAATAATCCTATTTTTGAAGAGAACCCCAATGTAGAACCAATAATAGAAGATACAAAGGAAGATACAAAGGAAGATACAAAGGCAGATACAAAGGAAGAAGAATTAGATGATATAAAGGATATAAAAGAAGACGTTAGTGTAAAAAAGGATAATGAAATAATGTTAAAATTAGGAGATATTATTTTGATTTCTGATCCAACTAACGAAATATTAAATGAACAGATTTTTTTAATAGAGTATATCGATCCATCAAAAATTAAGTTAATTAATAGCGAAACTTTTGAAAAAGCAGTATTACACATTTCAAAAGATGGTGTCATAGGAGATGGCAATATTAAAGCAATTAAAGTAATTAGTAGTAATCCTGAAAATGGATATGCTAGACAAAATGATTTATTACCCGGAACGTGGATTAACATTTATTTTGGAGGAGAAATTCCAACAGTTATTACAGGCGAAATAACTAACATCGAAGAAGATATGATTGAAATTAAAACAACTGATGGCGATACATTGTTTATAAATTTTAATTATCAAGGTATACCGGAAGATCTTCCAATCGAAACATTTGAAATAAGACCAGCAATAAAAGATACAAGTCTAAAAAAAGATGAATTAATTGAAGGTAATAATTTAGAAGAAGTAGAAGATTTTGATAACTTAGAAGAAGAAGTTGCTAAAGAAGGCGTTACGGTATCAAAGAAAATAGTAAAAGATAGGGTTCAACGAATGATGTTTGATTTAAATGATATTGAGTTTGGCGATGCTATAAATGTTGAAGAATTTGAAACAATCGATAAGGAGAAATATAGATATAGTATTGAAACTCAAACAAACGATATGTTAGAAGAAATGATATCTACCATTCCTAGTTCAAAACGAACTAACAACGTTTTAAATAGTATTCATATAATGATAACTCGTTTTATTCAATTGCGTAAAGTAGCTTCAACTTTTGATTTAAATAGTAATGTTATTGGTGTAATTAAAATAACAGCAGATGATAGACCATTAGCCGAATATTTAGCAGAATTTAAAAATTCGTTATATTGGATAATGATGGTCGCAAAAAATGTAAAAAAGATTTATCCCGAATTACCAAAAGCGGAATATAAACGTTATGATGATTATGAAACGATAGATGAAGACGACGATTTATTAAGGATGGATACATTATTCAAAAATTTTAAAACAAATAATGGTGTAGAAGGTCAAAATAAGTATACAAATTTATATTATTCATTGGACCCATATTTAACTCCATTTTATTCCGTGAATCCAGGATCCGTAGAAGATGTATTTGCTAAATCAAATGGTATAATAATTGAAGGCAATGTGGAAACAAATATAAATGCGATTGTAGATAATCTTGGAGAATTATATTCTACAGTTGTTGGTCGTTCAGAACTAACAAATAGAAAGTTTGTTATTCAAAGATATAATTTGGGACAAGACAAACTAGAAGGAATTAATTTAAAAGGATCAAAAAACATAACCCAAAGAGTTAAACTAACACAAAATGATCAAATTTCAATTAATTCAATAATTACTCTACCAGAACCGACTGTAAGATTTTCACAAGTGAATTTACCAGGGACTAATTTGTTAGTTAAAGCAAATTTAAATCTACATTTTTTGAATTATTGGGAGTTACTAAAACAAAAAACCACATTAACCCCTGTTGTTATTGATGGACTAGATAACGAGATAGAATACGACGATACAAACTTTGTTGATAATATTAAACAATATTTATTGGATTTATCTGATTATGAAAAACCAGCAGATCTAACAAATTTGGATATTTATAAGATCTTTTTGCGAACTATAATTCCAAAAATCCGTGTATTATTTGCTCTTGTTAAAAAATATATTAAAGGACGTTTATCAATGATTGACGTTGTGAATTATTTAGAACCCTTTTTAATTTATCCCATTAACCTAACATATATGCAATATACAGAAATAAATAAATTTATTGTAAATAAAATAAAAGAATACAATACAATTTTTAAAGAATATAGTATGGCATTTTCATCTATAAAATATGTAAAATTAAAATCGGATAATGTACAAAAATATAAAGTTGGTTATTCAAATGACTTATTAAATTTGTTAGATAATTATGATAATAATAAATTAAAAACGGAAATTATTAATAATTATGAGTTACCTAGATTTGCAAAAGATACTCAAGACGAAATGAGTACTTCGGAGTTTTTAAAAAAAGTAACTGTAGCAGATTATGGTAACTTATTTAATACCGCGGTAGCATTATCAAATATAAAATTAATGTATCCAAGCGGATTATCCGAAGTGTTTTCATCTGATAAAGCAAAAATGAAAGAAATTACGGAAAAAGATAAAGAAAAGAATAAGTGTTCCTCTTATATAATTGCGAAAAAATATTATTCTGCGGATTCTTTGATGGAAGATAATGAAAAACCAATATATTTTGACAAAGAATTTGATACAACAAATTATGACATAATTAATGATAAGTATAAAAAACAAAGAAACGATTTATCAAGCGAGGAATTTCTTTTATATTTAACGGAAGAATTAAAAAAGAGTTCAAAATTGGATGAAGTGTCGGCTGAATATATGGCAACCACACTAATAGACCAAGCAAAGAAAGTAAGAGAAGGCGATTATGCTTTGTTAACAACATTTACCGAAGGAACCGAGAACGCGGATAAATTAGAATATTATATAAGAAATGGAGATATGTGGGTTCTATCAAAAGATATAGATCCAAATACGTTTATAAAACAAGACGATGTGCTATGTAACATGGAATATAGTTGTATATACAATTCTTCGGAAAAAGGAGAAGATAAATGCGAATCCACGGATGTTTCAAAGGATAATATAATCAATAATGCTTTAAAACAAGTATTAGACCAATTTGATAAAAATTATGATATGTCTAAGGATGAGCTAAATTCCCGAATAAATAAAAAATTAGAATATTTTAGCAAATCATTCGATCGTCTTCAACATTTAAAACGGATCCAATTTTTCAAATATAATACACAACAATACGCGTTAGGTCTTTTAGTAGACGATGATATAAAAAATAGAGTAGTTTCTCCATATACAAAAATAAGAGATTTAATAATTGGTCAAAATGATTTCGTAAAAAAACAAACAGACATTATCTCGTTTGTTGACTTATTTTGTAGAGACGGTAATCCGGATATACCAAATATTAATGACGGCGAAATGGAAAATGAATGGTGGTTATATTGTGTAAAAACAAACACAAAATTATTACCAAGATTTTTTTTTATATTAGCAGATGCCTTTGTAACAAAAAACAATCAATATAATGATATATTAGAGGCACTTAAAAGAAGGATCGGAAAAAGATCTGACGACGGGGATGCTTGGGTTGACGAACATAGTGGAGAAGTAATTTGTTATATTGATTTAGATGTTGGTGAAGTATATAACGATGGATTTATAGAAAAAAGTAGAGACATTTTAGAGAAAGATGTTGGAGAAGTAATGTTAGAGAAACAAAATGATAAAAAGGATAAAAAGGATAAAAAGGATAGACGGTTAAGTCCAGAAGGCGAATTAGTATCCAATGTAATATCTGTATTGTCCGCAAATATGGGTATAGATATTGAACAATCAAGAGATTTTATAGTAAAAATAGTAACAGAATTAATGAATGATGTAAGAGTTATAGAAAAAGAACCAGCATACAGAAAAAGAGAGGAAGAGGCGGCAAAAAAAGGGAAAAAAGTTCCAACATATGCTATATTATTTAGTTCTACATTGATGTATTTAACATTGGGAATGTATTTAATTGCAATACAAACAAGTATGCCATCGTTAAGAACACGAAAAACCGCTCCAGGGTGTGTGCGTTCATTTTCAGGGTTTCCGTTTGAAGGCGAAGGAGATGATAGTTGTTTGAACTATGTAGCATGCGTTGCAATGAAAAGTAGAGACCCTTCAACGGTTCCGTGGAATGCATTACCAAAAAGTGAAGAAAAAATAGCAACAACATTGAAATCATTTGTAATAAGATATTTATTACCATATGCGGATGTTGAACAAAAAATAAAAGAAAAGACAGAATATTTATTGCTTAATCCGGAAATATATATACCGGAAGAACACAATTTGTTAAAATGGACAACTTTTTTACCTCCTTTGAAAAAATTTCATATAAAAAAATTGGATAATGTTTCGTCTGGGTTTACTGAAGAATTACAAAATGAATTGGTTACAGGCAATCATAGACAACAAGAAAAGTTGTTAGTTATAGATGCGAAAATCATAGCATTTTCTTTGGCAATTCAAGAGGTAATTCAATCCTTGGTAGAAAAGAAGAATCTTTTATTGAAATCAGCAGGTCAATTATTTATGGATAATGCGTGTTGTAACGAAGGTGGAAATACTACAGTAACAACATTACAATATTTCATGAACGAGGACAATAATATTGAATTCTACAATACAATTGTTGCTAATTTATCGGCATTAGTTCACGATATAAAAATATTAACCGATAGTGCCATTATGTTATCAGAAGTAAATACAAAAAGAATATATCCAAATATTTCAAATGATTTCAGCGAAGATACCATTTATGGTGCCTTTATAACATTGTGTAAATTTCAATCATCCATACCTTTATCAGAAGAATTAGCAACAATATGTATTGATAAACCAGATTATTTGAATAAAATGGATTCAATACAAGAAAAAATAGAAAAATTAAAGAGAGATGGTAGAAATTATACAAATCAACAGTTTTTAAGATTATTTCAAATTGTAAGTAGAAATAATATAATACAATTGTCTTTATCGTCAAAAGATACATCGTGTGTAGATGAATTACAAAAATTGCTGTTAAGATTTGAAGAAGAAGATAATGATGATGTTCCAAAAGCATTAACACAAAAACTTGATGGATTAGTACAAAACTATGATCTAAGTATAGACGAAGATACGAGAGAAATGAGAGTATTAAATGATTATCTTCAAATTACCATCGGGACAATGAGAAAAGAAATATTAGAATTTATAAAATCCAAAAGTAAAATAACTGGGCTTGAATTAAAAAATATTACAAAATTTTTGACGGAATTGTCAATTTGGAGATTTAACGAAACTAAAAGAAATGAGAACATTAAAATATCTGATGATGGGCTATATAATTCGGTAACTTTTTTGAAGAATTTTATATCGTTATTTGCGGTTGTATTTCCATCAATGATTATAAATAAACAAATACAATCCATTGATGTGCCGAAATATTGGGGGTTATCAAGAGACCACGAATATGATATAAAAGAAATGGTATCAACTTATTATGGACCTATTGAAAAATTTTATGGAAGTAACACAATTAATAATGTGTTATTAGAAGTTAAGCTTAAATGTAGAGGAATTTATTTGTTATCAAAAACAACTCCAATTTTAACAAATATCAAAATAGGAGAAAAAGAAATGTATTCGGTTTTCGATAAAAGAACAGTAGCGTTTTTATATGAATATTATTTTTTAAGTATTTTAAGTGATTATATTAGTTTAACAAAGGACCCTTCAATGGTAACAAGAATGTTAGTAATTCCAGAAAAAGAAGATTCTGATTTATTTAGTTCCGATTTTTTAGTTGAACAACAATTAAGATTTACAGAAACAGAGCAGGAATTTTTAGAAGGAGATGTAATGAAGTTGAAGCAAGATGTAGCACAATTATTGGTATCATATTTATCTATTATGATGCGTTCAAAAAAGACATTAAATGTGTCTTATGATGATGTAGCTGATACAGTATTTAAATTAAAAGAAGCGGAGAAATATGATTTCACGGATAGATTAAAAGATTTAAGCGATGAAGGTAGAGAAATAGATACAATATTAAAGCATTTTAAATTAGGTTCAATATATAGTATAGGGTTATCAAAGGGTTTAAAAGAATACGATCCTGAGAATTTTGATCATGATAAAAGGGTTGCAGAAAGAGTTTCCGAAATTCAAACAAAGTTACGACGACAAGGAAGAACCAATGTAGACCAAAATGACATAGATGAAGCTATAGATGATATGGATGTAGATCAAGAAATTGAAATAGATATAGCGGAAAATACAAATCCAACAGACGATTATGATGACGGAAACCCGTGGGGAGATGAAGAGGAAAACAGAGACGATTATGATTAGTTATACTTTTAAGAAAAGTATAGCAAAAGTATAACAAAAGTATAACAAAAGTATAACAAAAGTATAACAAAAGTATAACAAAAGTATAACAAAAGTATAACAAAAGTATAACAAAAGTATAACAAAAGTATAACAAAAGTATAACAAAAGTATATATTTTGTTATACTTTTCTAAAAAGTATATTTCTTAAAAGTATATATATATATGCTAAGATCATTTACAAGAAATAATACAACATTAGTTTCAATAATAATATTTTTAGTAATTTTTGGGATTGTTCAAATGTTACAGCCGTCATTTCTATATAATATTGATGGATCTTTAAGAGAGTTTGGTGTTGGATATAAAAACAAAACAATATTACCTTTGTGGCTGTTTGCTATAGTTTTAGGAATAATGTCTTACGTCTTTGTTTTATATTATTTGACTTATCCGAGATTTATATAAGTTGATAATTTGTTCTTTAACTTAAAGAATAAATAATATAATTTTTAACTTAAAGAATAAATAATATAATTTTTAACTTAAAGAATAAATAATATAATTTTTAACTTAAAGAATAAATAATATAATTTTTAACTTAAAGAATAATTCGCGTCTATGATACAACATACGATGTCGAATTATCCAATTCCTTTTGCTTATCCGCTTCTTCTTGTTGCTGAATATATGCGTCATGATCTGATTTTATTTGATCCACACTTTTAACACATCCTCTTGTAGCTAAATTATAATACACAATAGATGAAATCAATATTGCTGTATAAATATACCAAAATGCTTCACCAACATTATCCTTTAGCACAACTAAATTTAATAATTGTGCCTGAATTTCTTTATTTTCATAAACACCCGAATTCATCAATGGTTTTAACGTTTGCCATATTGTTAAAAAATTATCTGGATTCATTTGATTTATTAATATTGATTTATTTCCACATATTTTCATAATTGCTTCTGCTGCATGTGTTAGTTCATTTTTTTTAGTGGGGTCGCTTGTTTTATCAATCATATCATTTATATCTGTCCCAATAAATATTGAAGCAAATATATCATTCGCACTTCCAGCAACAGCATAATAACCTAACACATCCGAGAAAGCACTTTTGAATCCCGGAAATATAATTAATGTAGCTAACATTACACCAAAAATTAATACCCATGGTATAAATGTAAATATAAAAGCAGCACTAATATTTTTATCTATTTCCCCACCACATTTACTTGTAAGGTATGCGACATTTAATATTAATTGAACTACAATTACAACTCCTAAATACATTGCCAAACTTTTTAGATTTCTAGTATAATAATCTGATTTTGCCTCATCCGTAGCTAGATCATCTAAAAATAATTGTGGTTTTCCTATACTTGGAACAGCAAAATATACAATAGTTATAATTATAAAATATAGCAAAGATTGTAGAGATATATCCATATAATTAATTGGTATATTTTTTTTTGTGTTTAAAGGTATTTTTTAAAATTTCATTATAATAATGAATACATTTATAACTAATCCATTAACTAATGGATTTGGAAAAGAAATTATTAAACCTATGTTAACTGAACCAGGAGTTACATATTTTCTTAATGCTACATTAAAACAGTGTCATACATTTAAGGAAAAGCACCAAAATATGATTTTTAATATAGGATTATTAATAGTATTTTTTATTATTTTAGGAATATTATTACTATATAAATACAAAGGTAAACTAACACCAGAAGAAATAGAAGAAAAAGAATTAGAAAAGAAAAAATACATTTTATCTAAAATACGAAATTATCAAGATGCTAAAATAAGGTCACAACAAGAACTTATAACGGGACTACCGCATTGGGATAATGAGTTTGATATTATCAATGATACACCTATTAAACATTTTCAAAAAAGTTGAAACTAGTATAATAAATATATTAATATAATTTATAATGGCTGAAGAAACTCAAACACTAACAGTAATTGAAGCAATAAATGAATTTTATAGATTAAAAGATAAATATGAATCTGGATATAATAATAAATATGTACAACCCATTGTTAAGAGCAATAATCCTAATAAAACAAAACGTGTTTTATTTTCAAAACTTCCAAAGCCAGAATGTATTAATTGTAAAAGAAATGTAGGAACTATTTTTACTATAAAAAATGATACAAAAGAAGACGTAAGAAATTTTGTTGCTAAATGTGGAGATATAACTGAGCCTTGTCCGTTAGATATACAAATTAATTATTCCGTACGTGATCAATTATATAATAGTATTATTTATGGTTCTAAAGATATTGAAGCTATAAAATTAGAAATTATTAAAGAAAAAAATAAAGCTCTGTTTTTCAATAAAGATGTAGTTTCCTCGTTTGAAAAACTTACTTCTGATCTTAAACTCAAAACAGAAAGTGTGGGCTTTGGAATTGAAACTAACATATTGAGAAATTATAATCCAGAAAAATATTTATTAATTAAACAAAATGTTGACGAATTTGGCAAAGGTTTCATATTACCCTTTAAACAATTCATGTCTAATTATATGGATACAAATAACGAACTTGTTTTAAACGAAGCAGTTAAATTTTATGTTGACGAAATGGTTCCTAAATTAAAAGAAATTCAAGACATGAAATATTCTGTCAATTTTGTTGAATATAATCCTGATAATGGTACTTATAAATTAATACAGTATCCAAATTCTTTAGAAGACGGCGAATTTTTTATTAAAGATGATGATAAGATAGTTAAATTTGTGAAAGGCGTCAGAAAAGAGAAAAAATCGAAAAATTCGAAAACAATGAAAATTGGTGATATCCCTAATAATAAAACCAAAAAATTAAGACCAATTGCGGATATAATAATTGAGGAGGGTGAAGTAGAAATTATTGGAGAAAATGAAGAAGTCGGTAAAAATAAAACAGCTATTATTATTCCTTTTCGTGATTTAGACCCAGAACAACCAAGGACAAAACAACTCAATGAATTTATTAAATATATGAGCGAATATTTAAAAGATATAACTTACAAAATATTTGTTATTGAACAATCTGATGATTCCAGAAAATTTAATCGTGGAGAATTATTAAATATTGGGTTTAAATTTGCTGAACAAGAAGGATATACTAATTTTATATTTCATGATGTAGATTTGTTACCATCATCTGAATTAAAAACATATTATACAAATACTCCCGATAAAAATCCAAATCATATAGCTGCTGTTTGGAGCAGATATGGGAAAAATCCAGATTATTTTGGCGGTATTGTAGCGTTTAATAAACAAATGTTTAATAAAATAAACGGATTTCCAAATAATTTTTGGGGTTGGGGAGGCGAAGACGATGAATTATTTAAACGCACATCGCCATATTATACAATAACAAAATCTAAAAATGGGTCTATACGTGATTTAGAAAATATGAATTTACAACAAAAACTAGGATATTTAAAAGAAAATGATCTTAAATTTATGCAAAAAAGAGAGGCTTTAGAAGAACACGACAGAACATGGCAAACCAACGGTTTAAATAATATTAAAAACCTAGCATCTTTTGAAGAAAGTATTACGTCGTGTGGCGAAAATTGTGAAAGAATTTTGGTAAAATTAAAAGATTTTTCGGAAATTTCACCCGATATACCTAATTATGAAGGAAACAAAGCTATATGGAACAAAAAGGAATATGATGAAGTATGGTCAAGAATTCCTGACAAATTAAAAGAATATTTGAGTACAGATAAACAATGGCTTGAAGAGTATATGCATAGTTGTATAAACGCAAGACATAATAGAAAACCATGTATATTATTTTTACCAAGACAAACACAATTTCCACCAAAAATTTTAGCAAATGGGACATATGATTTTAATTCCAAATTAGTAAACACTTTGTTTAATTCATTAGAACCATCTCATCAGAAAAGGTTATTAACGTTAAATTCGGTTAAAGATGGTATACCGAATTATAATATTTTAAAGAATGCCCTAATTGATCTTTTAACAAACAATTTAATTAATTATAATAAAGGTTATTTATAAAAATATTGAAATATAATATAGATGATTACGGATTATATATCTCTTCCTATTTTTTTAATTAGTTTTACTGTAGGCTTGTTTTTTATATATGTTTTAGGTCCAGCATCAAAAACGATATACATATATCCAAGCCCACAAAATTATATGAATACTCAATATAAAGACAACGCGGATCAATGTTTTCAATTTAAACCAGTTGCGACACAATGCCCGATTAATCCGTTTTCAGTTAAAACGGTTCCTATACAAGAATAAGTATTTGTATTAGTATTAGTATTAGTATTAGTATAAATGCATTTATATTAGTATAAGAATAAAAATAAATTGATATTATATTTTAAATATATAATATAAATGCATTTGGATAAATTTGTTCATAGTGCCACAGGTAAAATAATGATGTCTGTATTATTAGGATTTGGTTTAGCAACATTATTTAGAGTTGCGTGTAAAGGAAAAAAATGTAGAATAATTGAAGCTCCGCCAATGGAAGAGTTAAATGAACAAACATATAAATTTGATGATAAATGTTATAAAATAGAAAAAAATGCTATTAAATGCGATAGCAAAAAAACAACAATTCGAATTTAACATTGCGTATTTTTTAAAATAGTTGAATCTTTAGTAATTATATTATATGTCAGAAATAAATACAACTAGTATAAATGATTTACCTACCGATCCTACAGCTGGTGGTTCTGTAGGTGGTTCTGTAGGTAATGAAGTTAACAATGGACAAATGGGTCAACAGCAACAACAGCAACAACAACCTTCAAAAAATAATTCTCAGTTATCTTTGGATCAAATTACAATTAGTCAAATAGTTAATGGATTACAACAAGCTAGTTTAGCAGGAGCAACAACATTACCTAGTAGAGATATACCTCAAAATACTGAACAACTAACAAATGATGCGCAAATACAACCAAATTATGTTCCACCCCCTCAAACAAGAGATTATATAAACGAATCTGATAATGATATTGACAACTATTATAAAAACGAACAAACGCAAAATTCATTGGATGCGATTTACGATGAATTACAGGCTCCATTATTATTAGCCGTGCTATATTTTTTGTTTCAATTGCCTTTTTTCAAAAAAAATGTTTTTAGATATTTACCATTTTTATGTCATTCCGATGGAAATTATAATTTCAATGGTCTAGTATTCACGTGTGGGTTATTTGGATTTATTTATTATTCGTTGTCAAAAACAGTCAAGCAATTTAGTAAATTTTAATACTTTTAAAAAAGTATTCCAAAAGTGTAAATACTTTTTTACATTTCCTCGTTTTTACGGAGTTATAGCCTTCGGCAAACGCCGATTTTCTTAAAATACTTTATTTATAAAATAAAAATTATTAAATATAATTATTAAATATAATTATTAAATATATGAGTTATATTCCAACTATTACTCCGTCGATGATATGCAACAATATTATAAATAATTCGTCGAATCCAGAAAATGTATGGAAAAAGGTTTTTGTAATTTTTAAAAATATTTTAGAACATAATCCATTGTTTAATACCCTAAATCCAAAAGGTATAAAAATTCCATATGAACTTTTAGGAGAATCATTAACCCAAGAAGATTTCAAAGAAATATGGTTATGGATGATAAATGAATATAATAATACAGCATATGGGTATAGAAGCCTAGTTTTAGACCACAATTATTTTAGAGGTTACAAGTATATGTATAGAAAAATAAAGTCGTATTTATCAAAAAATAGTATAGAAATAAAAGAAAAAGATATGATAAAAAAATGTATAATAGAATTTTTTAATAAATGCATAGACGGTGCGTTTAGTAGCGATCGACTTTATGCTTATGAACTAAAGCCACTTAATTTAATGTGGTATTCTTCAATTAGACAAATAAAAAGTCAACCGCCATTAACTGATGATGAATTAAATCGAGGGATTGGCGAAATGAGGAAATCCGGACCAGTTCCTGATGACATTACCTACTTAATATCAAGTTATTTAAAAACTGTCAAAGACGCAAATCAAACCGCTGGAAAAACACCCAAATCTAAACGCCGAACAAGAAGAAATAAAATAAACACCAAACAAGAAGACAAAAAATAAAAAATAAAAAATACGTTTTAATACTTTTAAAAAAGTATTCCAAAAATGTAAATACTTTTTTTAAAAGTATTATATATAATAAATGTTAGAATTATTAAGCGAAATATCACAAAATCAAGCAGATCTAATTAAATCATTTGCTATTTTTTATTTATTGTTAGTTGGAAATTATATTGGGAATAGTTTATTTACTTGTTTTCAAATAACCTATATTAAATCTCACAAATGGCTACAATTGTTTATATCATTTCTTTTGTTTTATTTCTTAGTTACGCTTTTATCTAATACTGGTAAATTGGAATATACCCCACCTATTGAAAAATTAATTTATTCTTTGTTTTATTTCATAGGATTTATAATTGTAATGCGTTTAGATTTAAGAGTAACTGTAATGGTATTATTTTTAATTTTTGTAATTTATTTTATTGAATTAAATAAGGATTTTTATTTAGATGCGGGTTCTAAAATTAATGATCCATTAGATCAAGATATTTATAATGACAATATGTATTGGATTACATTTGATTTTCCTTTTAAAATTCGTTTATTTCCTATTGAGCCAAACGATTTCGTAATGATAAATAAGGTTGAAACAATAATATATTATTTCATACTCTTTTTGTTAGTTATTGGGTTTATTGCTTATGGTGGAGAAATCAGAGATAATTTAAAACATTCAAAAAGTCTTACATGGGTTGATGTATTTTCAGATACAGATGTTTGTCATTTAACAGATCGAAAAAGCTTTTGGCATTATCTAAAATTAGGATTAGGGATTAAATTGTAAATGATAAAATTATAATGTCTATTATCTAGTAGAAATTATAACAACACTCTTAAAAAAAGAATCCTCGTCTTTTTTTCGTCTTTCTTTTCTTTTTCTTTTTATTTTTATTTTTGTTAGTTTTATTATTCTTTTTTCCATATTTTTTCTCTTTTGATTCCTCCTCTTTTTCTCCATTTTCTTCTTCTTCTTTTGATTCCTCTTTTGATTCCTCTTTTGATTCCTCTTTTGATTCCTCTTTTGATTCCTCTTCTTTTGATTCCTCTTTTCCTTTTTTATCATCCTTTTTCCCTTCCTTTTTATCATTCTTTTTATCACACGTTTTTCCATCTTTATCATCCAATGGTCTATATCGTAAAAACCATTCGTCATATTCTTTATCATTTCTTTTGCCTTTTAATTCCGTATATTTTTCCGCCTTTTCAGCTCGCATTTCTTCCACGGTTTCTTGATGCCCCATACAATTAATACTGAATCTTTTTAATAACCCTTTTTGCGACAATCTATTTTTCTCTTGAACTTCAAATAAATAATTTGCCATACACAATATTCTATCCTTATCATAATATGGTCTATCCGCATATAAAAACGCCAACCAAAAACTAAGCATAGTATCGATGGTTGCTACTTTAACGTCGTATCCGCCTTCTTTAACAATATTATAACTATGACAGGCAAGTGGTTGATAAATAAACGCAACTGTATCCGTTCCTACTTTAATTTCATAATGCGGTGCTATAATTTCACCAATACCTGGACGCTTAATAATTTTAACATTTTTAACATTAATATCAGCTAAACGTTCTTTAATAATTTGTGCTGTTAACATAGGTTCTTCTGAAAGCGCATCAAAATCTGGTATTTTTGCTAATTTATGTTTTAAATTGGAAGGCATATATTGTGAATACAAAGATAACGCGTCGCCTCCAAAAAATACTACATCTTGGTCTATCAATGTATGTTGTATGGTTTCATATATTTTGTCAGAAGATTCATTATCCGCCATTTTGCGTTGAAATTGAATTTTATCACAATCTTTTCCTTTCAATGGGTAATGTTTATTTAAAAGAGTTAACCGTTTTAATACCTTTTCCCATCTACTAACATCTCCAGCAGGACGAGATAATTCTAAATACATTCCCATACGAAGCAAATTCGGCGGAGAATGTAGTATACCAGCAATTTTAACTGCTTCCTTTTTAATCGCATTAAATAATTCCTTTGGTATTTGCGTAATATCTGCTACAGGAATGAAACTAACATATACTTTAAATGTTCCGTGATGTTGGCCTGATTTTGCCTCTACCTCTTGAAACCCATTATCAATATAAATATCAACAAGTTCTTTAGCGTCATTTAAGGCATTCGGGCTGTAAAAATCGTAGTCGGGAATTTCAACATCTTTGTTATAGAACTTGTCTTGTTTTGGTAACAATGCGTCCACTGCAGTTCCTCCGTAACAAATTAATTGCTTTTTTCTTAAAAAATTTTCTAAAATACCAATTATGCGTTTAATTTCTGGAGAATTAGCAACCTGCCTACCTTGCTTTTCTTCGGCATTATCTACCGCGGTTCTTAAAATGGCTAATTCACAGTCACTAAATGTCAACCCTTTACAAACATTATCTTTTTTAGTCATTTATATATTACGGTTATTATTATTTAGAATCGATAAATATTCATAATATTGTTTATATATTTATTTTGTTATACTTTTTATTGAAATTTGTTTGTAAAAAGAAAATGTGTTGGCTCTTACTTCGTTATAACCTTTTTACAGACGAAGTCCAATAAAATGTTTGGATCTTACTTCGTTATAACCTTTTTACAGACGAAGTCCAATAAAATGTTTGGCTCTTACTTCGTTATAACCTTTTTAAATATTTTATAATAATGTTTGGCTCCACCTTTTCAAAGGTGGAATTAAATATCAAATTTATAAAAGTCCGATTGAACTGATCTTGTAGCATATGATAATTCTGGATTTTGAGGCGGTGGTAAAGGAATAGTAACTGGTACATAACGCAACGGCTCTGGTTTAAGAACAAACGCAAATCCGTTTTCGTCAAAAAATATGTCATTTTCTTCTATATTGACATCAATATATTGATATCTCATTCCTAAAAGTTGACATCCAGTTTCTCTCATAACTACAGAACTCGGGTTTTCTGGATTAGACCCTTTATCCGGCATACCTATAGTCATATTTTGTTTATTAAAATTAATCAATTCATTCAAATCAGGTGTATATTTTATGTCATAATAGTGTAATGATCTCATAAACACCGAATTGCTAGTCATATTAATAAATTTATAGAATTCAGGGCATTCAAGGAAAGAGGTGTTACTGCGATCCACAATTATAATAATTTTTCCCATTAATTTTTGTATTTCAACATTACCAAAATTTTGTCCATAATACTCTGAATCATAATCTTTACTCATCAACAAAGAATCAAACCCTTCTAATAATTTAGCAAAGTTTTTATACATTTCTTGATTATTACTCTTAATGCGAAGATGAATAATAATTGGATCTAATGCGTTGGGCGCGGTTGCTGTAGAAAAAGCGTAATCGCGAATAATTTTCATTACGTCGCCAAAATCAACGTAATTAAAGGTCTCCTTAATATAATAACTATCGCTGGTCGATGTAGCAACGACGGGTTTATCTTCGATTGAAAATATTTCAAAATCAAGTCCTCTTACGCCTTGTTTTAATAAAGCTTTCAATATACACGTATCCACATAATCGTTTCTATAATTTCCACCACTACAACAATTATAAGCCGTCTTAATATAATAATCTTTAAAAGTGTAATTAAATTGTTCCGAATTATCCATCGATCTAATTTTTCCATTTAAGTCGCCGTATATTGAATTCATTGTAGAACATTCTTTGCTTCTTAAAAAACTATAATAAAAATAATACAAAAATGCTATTAAAATGATCATTAATGTTATTGCTACGAGATAGAAAACAGCTGTTGAATCTTTCATTTCTGTAACAGATTTAATCGCATTATTAATCGCTTTATCTTGAGAATCCATATTATATATATACTTTTAAAAAAGTTATGACAAAATATACTTTTTACAGACAAAGTCCAATAAAAAGTATAACAAAATAAAGCAAAAATATACTTTTAAAGTATTTCGATGTATAAAATGTAATTAGCTATAAATACTCCAGCATCAGATGCTATTTGTGTCCTTCCGCCTCCCCCATTCTGCTCCTGACGGCGACGGTGGCGGCCGCGATATCAATGCTACTGCTAAAAAATACACTCACCTGTAGGATACTTACTGGTACAACCAGATATTGCGTAAGAAGTAAATACCGCGGTGCCTGAATTTAAACTATTATATAATTCAGTTTGCCACATATAACAATTTTGTGCATAATCTTGACAAGTCCCATTTGAAAGTACACTGCCCGAAGGAACGTCGCTATAGTTTGTACTTATTGCATAACCATTAGGTATATCATAATACCATACCATGAATGTTTCAATTGTGTCTTCTGTACTAGCTCCATTGACTTCAGTAACCAGCATTACATAACTAAATTGAAATGAATAATATGTTCCATCGCCATACATGTAATAAGTTGTATTTAAACAAACATCATCAGTTAAACAATCATTCCCACAACCACAAGTAGCTGGGGGACATACACAACAAGTCCCATAACATATAGAATAAGAACATACTGCACAACACCCACATTTACAATTACAACCCATTTATTATACTACAATATTAAAAAATATTGTCATATAATATAATGTATGTGCCAAGTATTTGTTTTAGAACGAATGGAGAACCGTTTTTGTCAAAAAACCCAGTTAGTAACTGTAATTGTATAACCAATTCAATAAATTATCAAACAACTTATTTATTATATAAAAATATGTATTTAGAAAAAATTAGAATTCAAAATACAAATCTTAAAATTAATAGTTATAATATGTATCATGCTTGCGCATCTTATGGGAAACCACGTATGAGTAAACGTGTTTTTGGTCCAATTTGTAACGATATATATGAATTTAGAAAAACGATTTAATTTTCCTTAATACCATTATATTAACTTCGTCTCCCCCCAAAATGGTAACTATTACCGATTTATAAATTACTATAATTTATTTTTGTTACCATTAATAGTAACAAAAATATAAACTAACAAAAAAACTTTCAGTGTGGTAGGGGTTAACTTTTAATTGTGAAAATGATGAAAATAAAGAATTATTGGAAATAGAAAAATTATATTATGATGAATAAGTAATTAAATATAATGTTATTATATTATAAAAATGGCTGGCGGTCTTATGAATCTTGTAAGCTCGGGACAACAAAATATAATTTTAAATTCTAATCCTAGTAAGTCGTTCTTTAAATCAACTTATCATCAATACACAAATTTTGGCTTGCAAAAATTTCGTCTGGATTATGAAGGCTCAAAAACACTGCGACTATCAGAAGAATCTACATTTACATTTAAAGTGCCTAGGTATGCGGATCTTTTAATGGACTGTTATTTATCCGTAGCGTTACCCAATATTTGGAGCGGAATTTTGCCGCCACAGCAAGTAACAGACGAAACAACAGCACAAGGTTTAGGCAATATCGAACAATGGGCGCCATATGAATTCAAATGGATTGAAAATATTGGAGCCAAAATGATTTCAAAAATCAGTATTACTTGCGGCAATTATACGCTACAAGAATATTCTGGTGATTATTTATTAGCATCTGTTCAACGCGACTATAACGCTATTAAATTAGATTTATTTAATAGAATGATAGGACAAGAACCGGAATTAATGAATCCGGCAAACGCCAATTCGCGTGTCAACTCGTATCCAAATGCTTATTATACGGAAGATTATGCTGGATCAGAACCGTCCATTAGAGGTAGAATATTGTATATACCGCTAAATAATTGGTTTAGCTTAAAGTCGCAAATGGCATTTCCTCTGACGTCTTTACAATACAACGAATTACATATTAATGTCACATTTAGGCCAATAAACCAGTTATTTACGATTCGTGACGTTTATGATGCGACAAATAATTATCCTTATATTGCCCCAAATTTTAATGTATGGTATATGCAGTTTTTCCGTTTCTTACAGCCACCCCCAGACGTATGTATTGGTATTAATTCATATTCAGATCAAAGAACTTTATGGAACGCGGATATTCATTTGAATTGTACATATTGCTTCTTATCAAATAATGAGGAACGACTTTTCGCATTACAAGAACAGAAATATTTAATAAAACAAGTCCACGAAAGAAAATTTCAAAATGTTACTGGTCCAAATAAAGTAGAATTAGATTCATTAGGTATGGTCTCAAATTGGTTGTATTATTTTCAAAGAAGTGATGCTAATTTAAGGAACGAATGGTCCAATTATTCAAATTGGCCATATAACTATTTACCATTAAATGTTATACAGGCCCCTACATCAGGAACTTATACAGTTTATAGAACAATTAATGGAATATTGACTCCTGTTGAAATAGGTCCAGGCGTAAATCCAGATGGAACTTTAACAGGCATTTTAATAAACCAAACATATAATCCTCAAAATGATAAATCAATATTAGTTGCTATGGGTATACTTCTTGATGGTTCTTACAGAGAAAATATTCAGCCAGCAGGAGTATTCGATTACATTGAAAAATATGTTAGAACAACCGGAAGTGCTCCTCCTGGATTATATTGTTATAATTTTTCTGTTAACTCAAATAATAGCGATTTACAGCCATCGGGCGCAATAAATATGAGTCGATTCAATCAAATAGAGTTGGAATTCACAACAATAATACCGCCGCTAGACCCATTGGCTCAAAGTTTAACCATTTGCGATCCGGAAACAGGAAATATTATAGGCATTAACAAACCAACATGGCGTATTTATGATTACAACTTTGATTTGTATTTATTTGAAGAACGCATTAATGTTGTTAGCTTTATTGGAGGAAATGTGGGGCTAATGTATGCGACTTAAAGTTATTTCTGTAATGACGCATTTGCCGCTGGAGGCGTTGTCTCAAAGAATTGTCCAGTCGCCGATACAGTTGTCGGATATTTTGGTTCAAAGGAAGTCGTATCGCTTTCAAACGGAATTGCGTTTGATATTCCTTGACTATATTTATCCGCGGATTCTCTACGTTTATTATATAAGTTTAACCCTTCATTAAATGACTTTGTCCACTTGTCTAATCCTTGATACGAATTTTTTATTTCAGCGTCTTTTGAACCTGGATATATTTGCGCGAAATCCGTATTGTGATTATCATAACCGGTTGTTAATGGACTATATTGTAATCCTTGTTGGCCTAATTTACCACCATTATCATAAGGATCTACTTCTTTTGTTATACAAGAATCTTTCGGTTTAGGGCCAGGATTACAACCTTGGCAATCAATGTCCGAACTACATTGCTCCCCAGTTAATAAACATTTCGCATTAGGTCCACAGAAATTCTTACAACTAACAGGATCGTTTATTGGTAAATTAACCGTATGGCTATATTCTGGGGAATTAGTATCATTATAATTTATTACCGCGTCTTTCGGATATGACATAGTTAATCCTTCAACTATATATTTATTAGTCATTGTATTAGACATTGTATTAGTCATTGTATTAGATATTGTATTAGACATTGTATTTGACCCATATTTTATTACTATCCACAATAATAATAAACTAACAAATGTATAAAGTATTGTATATTTGTAATTTAATGTCATATATAATCTTCCTATTTTAATTATTAAATGTCGTAATAATTCAAATTTTTAATATATATTTATTATAATTAATGTCTACTACAGAAGATACAAGCGCAATTGATGAAAAAAAAACGGAAGATACAGGAACGGAACCCGATTTTAAAGGGTTTGCATCTAATTATTTATCCAGCATAATATTTACTATAGGTATTGTTGTATTTATTATTGGCGGATTAGGGTTATATACAACTAAAGTCGCCCAGGCTAATATTCTTCCAGATAATATAGAACTAGCCCCATATACAATTATTGATCGGGTTGTTAAAGATATTCCAATTGATATAAATGTTATGAGGCCAACATTTTGGTCTGAAAATAAAGACACATTTTCACAAAAGGCTATATTTGATTCTCAAAAATATTTAGACAGTTTTCAAAATAGTTTTTTATGTTATTTAAAACAAAAAGCGGATCCTAAAGATGGAGCAAATGCTGCTTTATTTTTTTCACGCGTGTATGATAATTTGGTTGCTAAAAATTTATTAGTTATTAATAAAATTTTCTTTTATTTAAGTTATCTTCCCGAATCCATTATTATGTTTTTATATGGATTGTTTGGTATATTTATTTGGATAGGACTATATTTTTTTAATATGTGTATTAGTATTTTTTATCATTTTGTAAATATACCCGAATTATTTAGAGAGACGAATGAAGACAAAAATAAATGGGAATCCGACGACAATATATCTTATTTAAGATTTTCCAAGTTTTTATTATTCTGTTTCATTTGGATTCCTGTGGGATTATTTTCAACATTTGTTATGCCAATATTTTTTACAATGTATGGATTATTTTCTCCTTTATTTGCTACTTATACAATCAAAGGAACAAAAAAATCATATGGCGTATATGATTTTATTAAAGATACTTTTGCTTATAAAAAGTTGTTCTTTTTTATTCTTGCTACAATAAGTTTAGTTTCTAACGGTTCAACATATCTTGGTAGTAATGCTATTATTGGTATACTAATTGCTGTTGTTTTTGCTTATTATATGGGTTTATATAGTAACGAAATTCCTGAAACTGGTTTAAATGGATTTACATCTGGAATAAAACAAAATATGAAACAAGCGACGTTAATTCCTCTTGATAAAACTACATTGGTAGAAATATGTAAACATATAGCTATAGATGATACTACTATGGAAGGCATAATTAAAAATGGAACATTTAGAAAAATAATATCAACAGACACTGGAGGTTCAATTATTAATAATGATATACCTACTATAACGGAACCTATAACGGAACCTATTATAAATAATGATATACCTACTATAACGGAACCTATTATTAATAATGATATACCTACTATAACGGAACCTATTATAAATAATGATATATCTGGTCCTACTATATCCAAAGAACAATCTAATCAATATATTAAATATCCTGAACAACAACAGCAAGAACAACAGCAAGAACAAAGTGGTGGTAAAATAAGAAAACCATTAAAAACAAAAAAATATAATTTTAGATTGGTATAATAAACAATCTAAATATAATTTGTAATTTTAATTAAGATATGAATAAAGATAAAACTAACAAAAATAAATTATCGCTTCCTTTTGTTAGTTTATGTACTCCAACATTTAATCGTAGACCATTTATACCATTTATGATAAAATGTTTTGAACATCAAACATATCCCAAAGATAGAATTGAATGGATAATTATTGATGATGGTTCCGATCCTATTGAGGAACTTGTTAAAAATATTCCACAAGTCAAATACTTTTATTATAAAGAAAAAATGCTTTTAGGTAAAAAGCGAAATTTAATGCATAGTAAATGTTCTGGAGATATAATTATTTATATGGACGACGATGATTATTATCCCCCGTCTAGAATTTCCCACGCTGTTGAAACTTTAACAAATAACCCGTCATATTTAATTGCTGGTTCATCCGAAATGCACATTTATTTTGATTCTAAAAATTTGATGTTTCAATGTGGACCCTATAAACCATATCATTCAACAGCTGCTACTTTTGCCTTCAAAAAAGAATTGCTTTTACAAACTAGTTACGATGATGGTATTGCTCTAGCAGAAGAAAATAAATTTACAAAAGGGTATACAATTCCGTTAATCCAACTGGATACATTACAATCCATATTGGTTTTTTCACACAAACATAATTCTTTAAATAAAGAAACATTATTAACAAACCCTGAACTAACACGAACCATTCCATCTCGTTTTACAGTTGATGATTTTATTACAGACCCAGTTTTAAAACAATTTTATATGTACGATATGAATAAATTGTTAGAAGATTATGAACCAGGAAACCCTAAATATAAGCCTGAATTATTGAAACAAATGAAAAAAATGGAAGAAGCACGGGCTACAAAATTATCAGACTATTCAAAACAATTAGAAGAACATAATAAGATGTTGACTGTTTACAACAATTCTACTAATATAAATGCTAATAAAAAAATTGAAATAGAAAATATTCGCAATGAATATGAAAAAAAATTAGAAAACAAAAATATATTAATTAATGAACTGCTTAAAAAGGTTAAAGAACTAACAACAGAACTATCTGATTACAAAAATAAACACACTTGTGTCTAGACGTGTCAAGACGTGTCAAGACGTGTCAAGATAATATAAGATAATATCATATAATAATGATTTAAAGATATAATACATTATTATAGTATAGCATAAGAATGTATTTTGAAGAAGGATTCGAACCTGCCGACGACTCATCATTTAAGCTTAAGATGAATTCGACAGAAATGAACAATAAGTCTGATACAAAACATGAAAAATATACAATTCCATTTAATAATACATGGAAAGACGGCAAATATCGTAAGACT